TAATAATGTCGTCAATAGTCCGTGCCTTAGAGAGTTTTTTGACTTGCTTTCCGCTTAGTCCTCCAAGATCTCCAGGCTTGTATTTGGTAAATTTTTGTGCATCAGCGCCTGGGACGCAGGTTTTTCCTGTCTTAATGGTGCCCTTGGGGCAGCGTCCAAGCACTTTGCCTTTATAATATACCATAGAATCCGCAAATTCGGAGTTGCGGGATAATTTTAACATTTCGAGGTAATCTGCCTCGGTAAATTTACCGATTAAATCGGAATGTCCAGGAGTATTAAACTCCTTATCCATTTTATCTTCTTCAGAGGGTTTCATAATATGCTTTTAAATCTTCTGGATTAGTTTCTTTATATCCGTGCTCTTTCACCAACCAGTCATTATTAGTTTTAGAAACGTCTATAAAAAATTTATCTAAAAAGGCTCTTCTCATTTCTTCTTCGGAAGCGCCTGCATTTTGCAATGCAGTATGAACAGATAAAATGTATCTTTTAGGATCTCCGCTTCCGTCATTTAACCAATTTTTAAAACTTTCTCTAATGTTATCCATATCGTCTCTCACTCTTTGTCTTTCTTCTTCTGTTCCTTGCCAATATGCTCTGCCTAAGGGTATAGAGATAGTAGAAGGAGTTACAACTTTTCCTCCTCTAAGTCTATTACCAAGATTATAAAGATTTACTCTTCTAAGAGCGTACTGAGTTCCTTTATTTCCTCCGGTCATTCCATCAAATTCTTTTCTCATTTCCTCCCAGTCTTTATTTAAAAGCTCATCAAGAGGAATATTATTAATAGTGGATTTAGCATCTGCTCTTTGAGAAGATCCTGAAGCTCGACTCTCTCTTGTTTTTTCTAGTTTTTCTTTTGCGGCATCTCCACCGTCTCCAAATGCTGCTTTTGCGTTTGTTGTCAAGCTTTGTAAAGAATTATTTCCTCTCAGCTGATTTACGCCCCCTCTTATAAGCACAAGATTATTAGGATGATCTAATCCGCCTTTAGCTTGAACATTTATATGTTCTGCTTCAGTATCTCCTAATTTAACTGGTAATCCAGTGTAAGCGTCTTTGCCTCCTTGTCTAAAATAGGTATGCAAAATTGCTACTCCCCTTGCTGAAGTAGGCTTACTTCCCTTAGATTGCTCATCTGGAGTATTTCCTTCACCCGTAAAAAATGATTTAGGGGTTCCGTTTTTATTTAATTGTACTTTTGCAGTTGCCGGCAAATGAGAATAGACATATTCGGCCATTTTTGCAGATACGTCTTTAGTAAAAACACTATCTCTGAAATTATCTACCTTATCTTGATCATAAGGATCTTTTGAAGAAATTAATTCTGACCAGGGTTGATCGGATCTTTTTGATAAAGCCTCTGCTTCTTCCCAAAGCAAGGTTCTGTCAGCTTTACCCCCCTTACCTTCAGTTGCTCCAAATAAAGCGCCTTTATTTGTATCTACTAATTGAGAGTTGGTTATATCAACGAGTCTTTTTACAATTTCTTGTTCTTTTTCATCAGGAAAATTATTTTTTAGATCTTCTTCGTTTAGAAGAATTTTTTTAGATCCTCTTTTTGCTCTATTAGGAACCTCTACATTATATTGTGGAGCTTCCTTTTTTTCAGTAGTAGATTGTTGCTTAGGCTTTGGTTCCGTTTGAGACTTAGGTTGTGATTCAGAAGTTGATTCTTTTACTGTTGGACCCCCCCATCCGCCAGACTTTCTAACTCGTTCCATCTTTTGGGCGGGAGTGCTTTTTTTATTTGATGTTCCTTGTTGTTTATCTAATGCCCATTTCCCTGTTTGAGGGTTTTTAGAAACCTGCCGGCCATTTATATCTTTCCAAGTAGTGGCCGTTGGAGGTTTTCCAGGAGCTAACTTAATACTGGAAAAGCTAACAATATCTCTTCCTTCAAGAGCCGGGGCACCATTATCCTTCAATTCTTCAAAGCTAACCCAGGAGTCCTTGTGACTGATCCCCCAGTCGCTGGGCTTTTGTATATCCATTCAACTATATACTTAATAAACCTATACATCTTTAAACTAAATCAGTCTAAAGACCTATGAATTATATCATACTATGTCATATACTCACGGTCACATTATCCCTCTTGTGGGAGGAAGCGTTGTTGGCACATCATTGGCCCTCGGATCAGATCCAGAGTGGATCGCCTCATGGAGCGAGGCGTTTGGCGCCAATGACCAATATTGCTTGAAGTACTTCGATAAGGTGCCGTTTTTTGACTTTGATCAGAAAAACTATCCAGGTAAGCACGTAGATATTTTGACGTCATTGCCGCCCTGCGCTGGGCTCTCTATGGCCAATACCACCTCCGGCGATGGAGCATCGAATCCCCGAGGTTGTAGCGCGCCAAGCAACATGCACATGTACAATGCTGCAGAGTTCGCTATGACAAAAATCAAACCAAAAGCCATCATGGTAGAGAATGCACCGGCTCTGTATTCAAAGATGGGAGAGGAGTTTGCTGAGAAGATCAATACCCTCGCAAATGAGTATGATTACTCAATGAGCCTTGTAAAAACCACCTCGATTAGACATGGGGTGCCGCAAGAAAGAACTCGGAGTTTCTTTTTTCTTTGGCAAGGTAGCAAGGTGCCTGTGCTCCAGGAGATTAACAAGCCCTTCTTGCCATTTCACAAATTCATGAGAGAGAATAAGTTTGTTAAAAGTGAACTTGTGAGCAATAGAGCCGTGCCTTCGGCCGATCCACTCTGGCAGTTTATTGAGCAGAAGTATAGAGGATGTACCAAGCAAGACATTCTTGCCGATGTGGCGTCTAAGCGCATGGTGAGTGTGTGGAACGTTATCTACGACTCAGGATGGTTGGAAGAGGCGTGTAAATCTGTGCGAGATGAGAAGGCAAATCGTTGGCTTAACTTTACTCTCCAAAAGAAACTTGATGGGAAGAACATCATGGACGGGAGTATGAAACTGGCCTGGCATCGGACGCAATCGCTGATGTGGAAATCATTGCCCTACCTCATGCACCCTTACGAAGATAGGTGGCTCATGGTGAGCGAAGGACTCGGGCTTATGGGATTCCCATATGAATATGCAGAGAAGGTCTCCATTCCTACCAAGCATAGTAACGTAATCGCACAAAATGTTCCAGCCTGTACAGCAGCAGACTGGATTCGGGAAATAGTAGCGGCATTGGATGGTAAAAGAGAATGGATAGAAAGACCAACTCGTGATGGAGGTGTCCCAGCCATTCTCCGTCAGAATAACACAGTGTCTAAGGGCACTATGAAGCCAATTTGGTCACTTTGATTTAGATATAGTTCGGCCTTTAGAATATCCCTTCGGACATTCAAAGGCCATAATATTATCTACACCGTTCGTCCACCAAGTTTTGCCTTTATTACCATTTAGATCTCCCTTGTTTTTGCCAAGCATGGACCGGGAGATTTTTTCTTTTACTTCTTCTGGAATAACTTGTCCTTTCAACTTCTCACTAATTTTTTGTCTTGCTTCTTTTGTAATAATTCGTCCCTTTTGAGCCTTTGACATTTTCACTCTAGATTCATCTGAAAGAGGTTTTCCATATCTCTGATGGTTTTTGCCAAATTTACCCCACATGGGATGATCTTCGCCCCTCATAGATGTGCCATCTGTTCCCGTTTCAATAACTAAGTTTGCCCATTCTTTTGACTCTACAATGTTATTTTTTATAGAGAAGTCTATCGCAAATTTTCTCAATGAATCAATATTTTTTTCATCAAAGCTTGCCACCACTTCTGTAGATACGTCATTACCATGAACCTTTAAATGACGTAACCAATATTTACCAGATCCCCTATAGCTACGTGCATTTTTGAGGCTTGTTTTACCAAAATATTTAAGCCCAGTTTTATTATGAGTTTTGATGTATAAATGTATCATACTAATATTTAAACACAAAACGTACCAACTTGCACTATTATTCCTTAATACGCGAAACGGAGCCGATTTGGTCACTCTAGCCAATTGGCCTTACGTTGGATCTCTCCGCCAAGCAGCTCCTGAGCCTCACTTCCGTCCGGCTCATGGACAATAATCGTTGAGTTGGAAAGCACAAACTCCTCGGGTGACATTTCTCGCTCGAGGTGTTTTTTGTTGTAAGTATCAATAGCAATATCTACCGTGCTTTCAATTGTTGCCTCGATAAACTCATCGGCCTGAAAGAGGTCTTTTGTCAGAGCTGTTTCTGGTACCCAGCGTTTCTGAATGAAGTCAATGAGCTGGATAAGTTCTTTTCTCTCTACAATATTATCATCAAGTGCTTTGCAAAATATCGCGATAATGAGCCGGACATCAGACTCAGAGTACATCTTCTTGTTGCCGTTTCTCAGCCAAAATATATCCAACTCATTGAACACTGAGTTTATATAACTTAAGTCGTATTTTGCAAGAATTTTCTTATTGAGCCAATTTGTAACAAAGTTAATGGCCCAATCCAAGATCCCCCAACCAATTGCAGCCTGGAAGAGACGTTGTTTTTCCGATCTGGGCTTTTTGCCGAAGGAGAAATAAAATTCCATAGTAAAAAGAGGGAAAGGTTGTACCCCTCCCTCCTTACTTTAATCTAGCGTTTTGAAGTAATTTGCGCCAGAGCCGCTTGGTGTAGTCTATTTTCTTTTTGTTTCTTCTCTTTAATGAGTTGGAGAAGGTTCACAGTTTTCACTGCTTTTCCTCCTTAACAAACTTAACACCGCGATAGGTTTCGTTGTGTTGTTGTGGTTGTTGTTGTAGTTGCTGCTGTTGCTGCTGCCGCAGCACAGTGTCATACTCAACTCCGCGATAAACTACTTTAGCCATGAGATGTACCTCCAAAGAAATAAGAAAAAGTTAATTTTCCCGTTCCTTCAGTCGGCGTACTTTCGGCAAAAAATTGTCTCTTTTTGCTGAACGATGCGTTCCTTCCGTCGGCCTACTTGCGTTCTCTATTCGGAAATAGAGAATGAACGACCTATATATCTTTCAACTTAATTGAAAAAATCATAGGTTTTCCATTCATCAACATTTGACTCCATAATTAGAAAAGAAACTTTGCTACTCGGAGCCATGGGCTTTCTCACTAATTTCATTCCTGTATGCTCGAGGAACTTATCACCCTTTTTGGTATTGCAGGTCGAACAAGCAACTACCAAATTTTCCCATGTATCATCCCCACCTTTCGATCTCGGGACCACGTGGTCAATGGTAAGTTTTCTTGTGCTTCCGCAATATTGACACTTGTTGTTGTCTCTCTTGTAAATCATAGCCCTTGAAGGCTTTGCAAGTTTTAGCTTTGCAAAAGGAATCCTGATATACTCAACCAACCTGATCACCCGATCAGAAATCACTTGAGCTTTTTCTTTAAGGAGTAAGACAATTGCTCTCTTCCAAGAGGTAATATTAATTACTTCGTAAGAAGCATTGAGAACTAAAATTTGACAATTAGATCTGATCTGAGAGGTCATTGCCGGTTCCATTACAATCTTCACATTCCACTACCTCATTAGGCTCTATTTTACCATTAGAAGAGATTCTCTCATAGAGAAAAAACCCCCTCCCATCGCACTCTGAACATTTGTTCGGATACCATTTTTTTGTTAAAGAATTGTATCGTGGCATTAAGTGTTTGTTTTGTGATCTTTGCGTTTTGAATTGATGTCAATCTTCTCACAAAGAGCCGCAGTGGCTTCTTCACCGGATACGCCGGCATAACCATAAATTGCGGCAAGGAAGAATTGAATATCTGCCATCTCAAGTAAGAACTCTTTCCGCATTTGCGGATCATCTAAGAACCCCTTCTCGCCTACTTTCCAGCTCCGGCGCTTTACAAGCATTCTCGCTTCGATGACTTCCTCAATCGCGTGGCCGATATACTCAATAATCTTTGCGTAGCGCTCATCCTTGGTGAGATCATCAAGTTCTGGTTGTCCAGCGGCTTTGGCAAATCCGTTCTGGGCAATTTTTCTATCGTTGATAAAACGAGTTAGATCAAAGAATTGATGGTCAGACATAAAATAGTAATAGTGACTATGTAGTAATTATATCATAAGAGGAGGTGGTTGTCACCCCTCGCATGCTACACAACCTTCATATTGTGACTCACCTTTACCAAACATCTCTGCTAATTCGGCATAACCGCCGATATGGTCATTTTCAATCCAGATTTGGGGTACTGTTTTATACTTGAAGTCAGAGACGAGAGCTCGGTCAGTTTCCTCGATGAGGTAATTTTTTGACTTAAGCAAAGATTTAGCCATGGTGCAATACGGACAGTTCTCTTTTGTAATGATCTTTGCCGTTTTCTGAGTAATTGCTTTCTTCTTAACTAAAAGCGACGAGCTCTTTAAATAATATAAACTCTTCAAACCAGCGCGCCAGGCGGAGAGATGGAGCTTGAATAGATACTCTGGAGAGCACTCTGGATCAACAAAGAGATTGATTGATTGGCCTTGGCAGATAAATCTTTGGCGATCAGCGCCTTGACGCACGATCTCAAACTGGTCGATCTCTCTTGCGGTCTTAAAGATTTTTTTATATTTCTCTGGGATGAAGTTGAGGTGTTGTACTGATCCCCTAAACTCAAGAATACTCTCCCAAACCTCCTCTGTATTTTTACCAACCGAGTTGAGATATTGCTCAAGGTAGGGGTTTTTACGAACAAATGTTCCTTTGGCTTGCTTTGCAACGTAGTAGTTAGCGTCAATGGGTTCAATGCCTTGGCTCACGGCTCCGCAAATAACAGAGTTAGAGCGAGTGGGCGCAATTGCAAGAAGGTGAGAGTGCCTCATTCCACTTCCTTTACACCACTCCGGCTCGCCGTAATCTTTGGCCATTTGCCGAGAGGCCTTCACGGCCATCTCTTTAATCTCACGATGCACATCGATGTTGAGTTGGCGAGCCGCCTCGGACTCAAAAGCCGAGCCTCTTGATTGATAGAGGGCGTGGAGGCCCATAGTGCCTAGGCCAAGAGCTCTTGATTTTTCTGCAAATCTCACGCTCCGTCCCATCGATGGCATACGCTTTGCTTTGTTGCAAAACTCATCAACAACCGCATCAAGGAGGTATACAGCAAGCTCGGGCACGCTCTTACCTGTATTCCGCCCCCTCCATTCCTTCCACTCATCATATTTGAGAAGGTTTATCGAGCTCAATACACAAACAAATGTGTGATCTTCGTCAGTGTGGAGAAAGATTTCTGAGCACAAATTCGATGTACTTACCTCCAATCCCCGCTCTTTGTAACAGTCGGGGTTTTGAGCATTGGCGTTGTCAATATACACAATATATGGAGACCCACTCACCATCCGAGTTTTTAACACCTCGCCAAAAATCTCCTGTTTGGAGCGATCCCCGGCCATCATCTCTTCAATCCAGTCATCGGTGATGGTAACTGCGATATTGCTATCGACGAAGTACCTCGGATCTCCTTGCGAGTGGTCCTTGGTGCGAAGGAGCTCAGGGAGGTCGGGGTGAGAGATGGGAATATACATCGCAAAACTTCCGCGCCTCACGCCTCCCTGGCTAACGACTGAGGCAGCAAGGTCATACTGTCTCATCCAAGGCACGGTGCCAGTGCTCTTGCCCCCGCCACTAATTGGAGAACCAGAGGGACGAATGTCACCAAAATATACGCCGACTCCGCCACCATTTTTGCTTAGCGCTGCGACCTCTTTGAGATGGGAGTAGATGCTTTGGACAGAGTCGCCAAGATGGACAGAGTAGCAGCTGATGGGGAGGCCACGATTTGTTCCGAAGTTACTCGCAACGGGGGTAGCTAGGCCAATATACCCATTCCAGAACGCTTCAAAAAGGTCATCTTCGATTTCTCTATAGTCGAGAAGTTTTGCTGCTTGAGATGCAACTCTCTCCCACATGCCTTTAGGCGTCTCTGCTTGCCAAAGATAACCACGGGAGAGCGTGTCAACGGCCTCTTTACTCATCCAGGCCGGAACTTGTTGAGTCATAATATTATTCTAGGTCTAGTAATTATATCAGGGAAAAGTGCTTTACTTCTTTTTCTTAATTAATCCGTCATCATGTGCCTGCTGCACGTTTTCTGATCTAGTTCCCCACTCAAGATTAGAAAGGCGATTATTTTCTCCGTTGTTATCTTTATGAAGCACAACAATATGCTCCCCAGATGGCTTAGGAGGCCCGAAAGCCTCCATGACCATCTGATGGAGAGGCGGTTCCTCGCGCTTACCATCCCATGTAAGATTTACTCTATGGTGCTTGCGATCATCGGAGCGAGGTTTTCTAATTTCCCCCGTCTCGGAGTTTCTCACACGGCCAAGAGTACTTACCTCGTAAGGTGAGTCTTTCCACTTCTTCCATTTTTCCGAAAACTCGGACCAACCATCTGGGACTTCGTAGCTGTTCATTGTTTATTTCTATTGAGGTAAATATCGGCTTTGGGATCAGTAATAAGATACCTCACTCCTGTTTGCTCTTTCATGACAGAAGGGGAGACGTCTGGAGTGCGGGGTTTGATGTTTCTTTGCCGCGGAGCGTTGAGAAGATAGAAGTCGTCAGCAGTTTCT